GCGGAACGCGGCCCACAGTGATTGACCAAGAACCCTCTGGCCGCAAGGCCGTGTCAACAGATCCCGATGCCTAGCCGCTCGCGTAAACAGGCCAAGTTCATGCGGGCCGTCGCCAAATCGCGGAAGTTCGCCAAGAAAGTTGGCGTGCCTCAGTGGGTCGGCAAGAAGTTCTACCGCGCCGACCGCCGAAAGAGGCGGAAGTAGTGTTTAACCGCTCTCCAACCATCCGTCCACCACAGCCCCCGGATACCGTGGAGCCCACTTCAGCGTTCAGTGTCTCTCCAAACATGCTTGGCATCTATGGGCGCCCTCCTGACCAGGGAGCGGGCGATGTTGTGATGCGGCGCTACGAGGGACCGGATACTCCTTCCATACTTCGTCCAGATAAAAGCGTCGATCAAAGGCGCCGGAACTCTATGTTAAGCGATGAGGGCATATCGGTAGAGGAGATGAAGGGCGCAGAGTTCTTCGATAGTACACGGGTGAGCGATAAGCCCAAGACACCACCCTATGTTCCGCCTCCTCCAGAGTACTGGGAAAACCTTAAGAAAGCCCCAACGAAAGGGAAGCGCCGCTGATGTACGCGCCCGATAGCCCTCTGGGCCTCCCGGCCCTCAACGAGCGCGAAGCCCTCGCGAACCTCCTCGATTCCCTCGAGGTCGCGGAGCAGGCCGCGCGACAGCTGGCACTCCACACAGAGCGCCGCGAATGGATGCTTATCGGCTCGAACTTCGGGAAAATGAGGGCACATTGCGCCGCCCTGGCCCAAAAGGCTCTGGCCGCAAGGCCGTGAGAACAAGCACCTTCCACCTTTACCACTCTCAGGGGAACCCCACTATGCGTACCACAATCGCTACCTCAGTCGTCGCCCTTCTTGCCTTCTCCGCGCCCGCTGGCGCGGTCCTCCAGATCTCTTGGGACTTCGGCGGCACCACAGGGTTGTGTGTGGATAACACCGGGTGTGACCAAAACCTCGCGATTGGCATACTTCAGCTGGCCGATCAAACGATCAACGGGGTCGAGGTCAACGGCAGCGTCCAAACCTCTACGAAGAGCGCCACGAGCGACATCCTCAACACCTCTTCCCTTTCAGTGATCAACACGACCGGGGCCTCGATCCCGGTCACGGTCACTGTCGGAGACAACAACTTCATCGGCCCCGTGACGCAGTTTGCGACCGCGGGATCGGGGGTGTGGCAGAACGCCATCGGCTCGACTCTCACGTTGAATTGGTACAACGACCCGGCCAACGCGCAGGGTGCGGACACCGCCGGCGACACTCCAGGGGCGCTGATAGACACATTCACCAGCACCGCGCTTTTGGCAGCGGACAGCTTCTCACACAACGGGTCGGGCGCGGTCGCTGACGGCGCACTCTTCTCAATGACCGAACAGGTGACTGGCACGTTGACCGCGGGAGCGAACCTCCTTAATCGGGGCCAGACCGAGATCAAGAGCGCTGCGATCGCGGTTCCAGAACCCGGATCGCTCGCGGTCTTGGGCGCCAGCCTCTTGGGCATGGGCGCGTTCCTTCGTCGCCGCAAAGGAGATTACCGATGACACAGCCGTTCCTTGCCCTCATAACCCCGCTGAGCGACGCCCGGCCCGACAATTCGCTTCCTGGCCCACAACCGGGTGGGGGCCTCGGTATTTGGGGTGGGCCGTGGCAACCGCCCTACCCATCTCAGGGACCCGGATTCCCTTCGCAGCTTCCGATGCCGGGTGGTCCGCCGTTGGGCACCTGGGGCGGCGTTGGTCAGCCCTACCCCGATCAGGGGTTGCCAGGTATGCAGCCTGGTGGGCCGGTACGTCCCGACAACTCGCTGCCGGGGTCCGGCCTGGGCACCTGGGGGCCGAACGATCCACGCCCCACGCCGCCGATCTATGTGCCGCCGCAGGCCCCGATTACGGACCCGGATGACCCGCAGAAGGCATATCTGGTCGCGTATATGCCCGCGTATGGGGGCGGTTACGAGCGGATTACCTTCTCGGTGGAAATCCCTCCGCCCACCGTACCAACCGAACCCTCTCCAAAACCCTCTCAGGGCTAAGGAGTAGCGAAGCATGGACACGCCACTCAAAGTCGCTGCGGACGGAGAGTGGCGCGACCGGCTTCGTGAGGAGCGAGCGCACCAATCACTGATTGACGCGCTCGACTCCATCTTGCGCATCGCAGAGGCGCTCAATCCTTTCCTCTACTCCCGCATTCGCGGTGAGGTGGATGATATAAGGCGCCTCTGTGAACGATCCCCTCGATCAACTAATATCTGACCTCTCTGCCTACGCATCCGATCCGCTCGGGTTTGTGGAGTGGGCATTTGAGTGGGGTATCGGAGAGCTCCATGCCCGAAATGGGCCGGAGCCGTGGCAACGACGCCTCCTCCTGAGGGTTGGGGCGGGCCTCTCGGTAGATGCGGCGGTCCTCGAGGCCACCGCATCGGGGCACGGGGTCGGCAAGAGCGCGTTGGTGGCGTGGCTCGTCCTGTGGGCCATGTCCACTTCTACGGACACTCGCGGCGTCGTAACCGCCAACACCGAGACACAGCTCAAGACCAAAACCTGGGTAGAGCTGGCCAAGTGGTACCGGCTCTTCATCGGGCGCCAGCTCTTCCGTCTCGAGGCCACCGCACTGTTCAGCGTCGATCCGGATCGCGCGAAAACGTGGCGCTGCGATATGGTGGCGTGGTCCGAGAGGAATCCAGAAGCCTTTGCGGGCCTGCACAACCAGGGTCGCCGGGTGTTTATGATCTTCGATGAGGCGAGCGCGATCCCATCTATCATCTGGGAGACCGCCTCCGGGTTCCTCAGCGATGCCAACACCGAGCGGCTGTGGCTCGTGTTCGGCAATCCGACCAAATCTACGGGGCGCTTCCGAGAGCTGTTCGCGCCCGGCAGCGGCTGGTCCACTACTCAGGTAGACGCCCGGCAAATCTCCTTCACCAACAAATCCCAAATATCCGCGTGGGAGCGATCCTATGGCGAAGACTCCGACTACTTCCGCATCCGCGTCAGGGGAGTCTTCCCCCGAACCGGCGAAAGTGAGTTCATATCGGCCGCCGTTGTGGCCGAAGCCCAGGCCCGTGAGGCTGTCGCCCAACGTTTTGACCCTCTCATTATCGGGGTCGATGTCGCGCGGTACGGAGACGACGAAAGCGTCCTCGTCGTCCGAAAGGGACGAGACGCTCGCTCGATCACCTCCCAGCGACTCCGAGGTTTAGACACCATGCAACTCGCGTCCAGGGTGGTGGAGTTGGCACAATCGCTCAGGGCGGACGCGGTTTTTATTGACGGTGGTGGTGTGGGTGGTGGTGTGGTTGATCGCTGTCGCCAGCTACGATTGGCTGTCCATGATGTGCAGTTTGGTGGTCGGGCTGATCGCTCGGATTTTGTGACGGAAGGGGAGCGGTACGCGAATAAGCGCGCCGAGATGTGGGGCGCCCTTCGCGCCTGGCTCGTAACCGGAGCTATCGAAGAGGCACAGGACCTGCGCGACCAGTTGGTTGGCCCTACCTATGCCTTCAACGCGCGCGACGAAATCCAACTGGAACGCAAAGCGGACATGCGGGCGAGAGGCGTGGCCTCGCCGGATTGGGCCGACGCCCTCGCCCTCACCTTCGCGTATCCGGTCGTTCCGAACCTGGACGCGGGCTTCGAGGGCATCCACAAGCCCCTGGTTGAGTGGGAGTATGATCCCTTTGCGGAAAGAGCGGCCTGAGGAGAAGTTTATGCGGAAACTGCTTATTGTTATCGCCGCCGTGCTGTCAGCAAGCGCTGCACAAGCTCAACTTATCGACTATGACCTTGGCCCGTCGCTCGGAATGAAGAAGCAGCTGGCTGACACCTACGTTGGCGGCTTTAATGCCCAGACAGGTACAACCTATACGGTCCTCACTACCGATATGGGTAAGATCGTATCGTTCAGTAACGGAGGTGCGATAGCTGTGACGCTGCCACAAGCGGGCACGTCGGGCTTCGAGGCCAATAAGTGTTTCAGTGTCGTTGATCTTGGAGCTGGTACGGCCACGGTGACACCAACAACCAGCACCATCAACGGCGGCAGTACCAAAACATACGCTACTGGTGCTGGCGGACGCATCTGCAGCGATGGCACCAACTATTTGGCTTATTGAATAAGGAGGATTGAGATGCCAAGCAAATCCCCGGCGCAAGCTAAGCTGATGCGGGCCGCGGCGCACAACCCAGCCTTTGCCAAAAAGGTCGATGTGCCGGTTAAGGTCGCTAAAGACTTTGTTAAGGCGGATCAAGCGAAGCAAGGCAAGAAGGGCAAATAGCCAGTGGACGGTGATATTCGCCTGTGGCCGCTGTTCGACGCCGCTCGCGGCGACATGCTCATTCATCCATTCTACCCACTGACAGCGACGCCGCACTACATCAGCCTTGATCAGATGGCGGCGTTTGTCGGGGCTGGCACGCCAGGTCCGGCCGGCCCTGCTGGACCGCCTGGAGAGCCGGGTGGTCCTCCAGGTCCCCAAGGTGCTCCGGGTCCGGCAGGTCCAGCTGGTCCCGCCGGCGCTACCGGAGCTACCGGCCCGGCCGGTCCAGCGGGGGAAGCCTCTTCCAGTTGGACGGTCGGCAACGGGTTGTCGCTCGACAGCGGCACCTCGCCTTCCACGATAGCGCTGGCCGCCCCGGTCACGATAGCCAATGGCGGCACCAACGCGACAACAGCTTCGGTTGCCCTGGCTAATCTCGGTGGGGCACCTCTTGGGAGCCCCACCTTTACCGGGGTGCCCACGGCGCCCACTCCCGGCGCGGGCACCAACAGCACTCAGATCGCCACGACGGCGTTTGTCGCCGCGAGCTTTGCCCCGATCGGCAGCCCGACCTTTACCGGCGATCCGAAGGCGCCGACCGCGGCGCCCGGCGACAACGACACCAGCATTGCGACCACTGCCTTCGTTCAATCTGCGATAGCGGCCAACGCCGCTTCGATCTCGGTCGGCGACACGCCGCCTGCGAGCCCGACACAGGGCAACGGGTGGTGGGACAGCGCGGGCGGGCAGTTGTACCTGTGGTACAACGACGGTTCGAGCGCCCAATGGGTGCCGGCCACCAACATGCCCGGCCCGACAGGCCCAACCGGCGCAACCGGACCCACCGGCCCGACAGGCGCGACCGGCCCCGCCGGCTCGGCCAACATGACTGGCATGACGGCGGGCCAGATCCCGATCGCGGCCTCGGCGACCACGGTGACGAGCTCGGGCAATCTCAGTGGCGATGTAACCACGAGCGGCTCACTGGCGACGACGCTGGCGACCGTCAACCCGAATGTCGGGACATTCCAGGGCCTCGTCCTCGACGCCAAGGGTCGCGTCACGGCGGCCAGCAACCAGGGATACCTGACGAGCGTCACCGCCGCTGCGACCTACTTGGCGCTCGCCGGCGGCACGGTGACGGGGGACACCGGCATCGGGCGTGCTCCGGTCGCGGGCTATCGCCTGTCGGTCGAGAACAAGGTCTACATCAACAACAACACCGACAGTATCGGGCTTGTTGTCAACCGCGGTGCTGGAACCGGCGGAACGACGACGATTGTGTTTGCGGCTCAAGGCGCGGCGAAGTGGCAGCTCGGCGCCGATTTGAACAATGGAAGCTCGCAGGACTTCTTCTTGTCCGATCTGGTGGCTGCGGTGCCGCGCATCGTGGTGCAGAGCAACGGCAACTGTCTTAACCAGACAGGAACGTGGCAAGCCCTGTCCGATGCCAGCATCAAGACCGACGTCCAGCCCTACAAGCGCGGCCTCGATGCAATCCAGGCGCTTAACCCGGTGGCATATCGCTACAACGATAAATCGCCGTTTGCCGCTCCTGACGACCCGGTTCGCTACGGGCTGATAGCACAAGAGGTTGCGCCCCACGTTCCCGAGGCCGTCGGCACCTACTTGCACAAACCGGAGGGCACGGAACGGGGCATCGACCTCGCCACACTCGATCCGGGCCATTTGATCTTTGTTTTGATAAATGCGGTAAAAGAGCTCTCGAACAAGGTCGCGGCGCTGGAGGCGGCGAAGTGAGGCGACATCTCTATTGGCGCATTCTGGCTCTCGTAAAGTGCCGCCCCTATCCCTTCGTTATTGCCGGCCACACATTGTACTTTTGCTGGGAATGCTGCGGATGGGGTGAGAAAGCCGGCGGATACGAATGCTCTGCGTGCAGCGGTCAGGGTTATTGCCGGAAGGGAGCTGGAGGTTCGTAATGGCTCTTGATTTCCCGGCTTCGCCGACCCCGGGCCAGATATTCACGGTCGGCGCCGCCTCGTGGCGCTGGGACGGCACCAAGTGGCTGGCTCAGGGCGCCGCCAGCAGTTATCTCGTCGCCTTCGATGTCCCCGGCATCCTGACGCTGAACGCTGTGTTCGCGCATGTGTTCGCGACGTCAGTCGCGTTCCCGATCAACTTCGCGGGTTCCCAGGCGCGCGGTAGCGCTAACGCTACGGGCGCGCCAGTCATCACCCTCGCCAAGGCGACAGCGGCAGCGCCGCTCACCTTCGCCAACATCGGCACATGCACTATCGGGGCCGGTACGGTCACGCCGACCTTCGTCGCGGCGGCCGCACCGAGCTTCGCTATCGGTGACACGCTGCGAGGGCTGGTCACGATCGGGGACGCGAGCTTCGCCGATTTGTATCTGACCTTGGCGGGGACGCGCTGATGGCATCTCCATTCATCCTCACCGATGGATTTGATGTGTATGGCCCGCCGGGGGTCACGCCGAATTTGCTCACGCAGTGGACGGCAGTAGTCGGCACACCGTCGATTGTCGCCGGACTCAGCTCTCCGGGTTACGCCTTGCGCCTCGGTAGTGCTGTTGCCATCAATAAGAACGTCGGCGCTTCCTATGCAAGGATTGCCGGTTGCGTCAGGTTCAACGCCACCTTAACAGGCAACGTAGTATGGTTCACTTTCGCGAGCGGTGCCAGCCAAGCCTTTTCCCTTACCGTCGAAACTAGCGGAATAATCAACCTTCGCACTGGTAATAACACAGGCGCGATCCTGGCCGGCGGCGGCGCTATCCTTTCCAACTCAACGCACGTTGTCACCTGGGATGTCACGATCGGTGCGAGCGCGGCTTATTCTGTCTATCTGGATGGCTTGCTGCTGTTCAGCGGAACGGGCAACACCGGCAATTCCTTATCCAACGTTAACACGATGGGTATTAACGTTGTTTCTGGTACAGGAAACGGCGTGTCGGTTGACGACTACATCATTGTCGATCCAACTCAGCCGGCCTATAGCTCTACATTGCTGACATCCAACCCGGTCATTGAGACGCAGTGGGTGTCGGGCGACAACCAGACCCAGTTTACAAATGACGGCGACCTCGTAATACCGGCGGGCGTACAGTCGAATGGGGTAGCTAGGGGAAATCCTGGCACCAATCCGCCCGGTGCCAATCAACTATTTTTGCTGCGAGCCGTTGCATCCGTCGCGCGCACGCTCAACAGCGTATCGGTCGTGCCCGGCGCGACCAGCGGCACAGCGAAGTTCCGCGCAGCGGTCTACGCCGACAGCGCGGGATCGCCGGGATCGCTGCTGTCGAGCGGCAACGAGGTTACGGGCTGCACCAGCGGGAGCACATTGACCGGCGCGCTCGTGACGCCGCAGGCTCTGGCCGCAGGCACGAGCTATTGGATCGGGTTCATCACCGATACCAGCGTGGCGCTGCAGGCATATGACTCCGGCACGCTCGGACAGAAAAAGGCCGCCACCTACGCGAGCGGCGCACCCGCAACCGGGTCGGGCATGACGACCGGGCAGACAAACTGGCTGATGTGGGGCAACTGCACCGGAGCGACCGTGAACTGGCCTGCTATCAGCGGTAATCCACCTCTCGGGACCGCAGCTTCGCAAACCCACAGTGCTACGGTCGGCCAGGAAGATTTGTTCACGTTCCCGGCGCTGGTCACAAACCCGACGACGATATTCGGGATGAGCGTCAAAGGGTTTGTATTAAAATCTGATGCCGGGGCGCGCACGGTGAGTTTCAACAGTAAATCCGTGGCGTCGGACACAACCGGGTCGGCTCCCGGTCAGGCGCTTGCGACCACGCAGCAGTGGCAAGGTTCTTACTTCGATGTTGACCCCGCCACCGGGGTGGCGTGGACGACCTCCGGCGCCAACGCTGCCAAGGCCGGCGTCAGCGTGGCCTCGTGACAGATGTTGTAGTACGCGGCCTCGCCCGCGAGACGATCAGCACATCCACGGGGGAGCTGCGGGCACAGGGGCTGGTGCGCGAGGTTATCGGTGCGCCGGGGGTCGGTTCCAACCAGCTACTCGTGCAGGGGCTGGTGCGAGAGGTCTTTGTACCGGCGGCGAGCGCAGCCGTGGCGCGGCAGTACGCGGTGACGGTCAGTTGAGCGGTTTTGCGCTCATCGCGGCGATGTCCCTGGTGGTTCTGCACCGGGTCGATGGGGGCGAGGTCGTGGTTGCGCCGGCGCATATTACGAGTATGCACTCAAAGGCATTGGGCAGTGCGCGGGACAAACTGATCGTTGGGGAAGCACGCTGCATCGTTTGGCTCAGCGACGGGAAGCTGCTGTCCGTGCTGGAGCCGTGCGAAACCGTGAAGCGGCTGATGGATGAGGCGGCGCGATGAGTGATCTGTCCGAGCGCGAAAAGCGAATACTGGAGCGCGCCTATTGGCTGTGGGAAGAGGCTGGGCGTCCGCAGGGCCGCGACCAAGAGTTTTGGGAGCGGGCCGAACGTGAAGAGCCAGAGGAGGAAGAGTGATGTTTGGAGGAGGAGGAGGAGGCGGCTCTGCTCGCCCACCAGACCCGCCGCCACCGCCTGCGGCCCCACCCACTTATGCCTCGCAGGCGAGCGTGCGCCCAAATACCAACATCGGGCGCTTTGGCACCCTCAGCGACACAATCTTGACCGGGCCTCTTGGCGCGACGGGTGGCGATGTGCGGAATAAAGTCCTGTTGGGACAATGAGCGAAAAGTACCGTAAATACGCACAAGAACGGATAGAGTCGCTCCGCACTGTGCGGATGACTTGGTATTTGCACTGGCGCGACCTATCGAGCTACATTTTGCCGCGCAGGTACAAGTGGCTCATATCCGCCAATGATCGCTCGCGCGGAGCAGACATCAACACCAACATAATCGACTCGACCGGCACGCTTGCGGCCCGCACGCTCGCCAGCGGGATGATGAACGGGATCACCAGCCCAACCCGCCCGTGGTTCAAGCTGCGGATCGAAGGCTACGAGGAGGATTACGAAGTCCAATCGTGGTTGAGTGACTGCGAGCGCCGCATGATGACCGTCTTCCAGTCATCGAACTTCTACCAGTCAATGGCGATCATGTACTTCGACCTGGTAGTGTTCGGCTCCGCGTGCATCATCATCTACGAGAACTATGACAACATCATCCACTGCTTCAACCCCTGCCTGGGCGAGTTCTTCTTCGACCTCAACAACAACCTCGAGGTAGGGACCGTAGCGCGCGAGTTCGTCCTCACTTACGGGCAAATGGTAGAGGAGTTTGGGGAAGAGAAGGTGTCGCCGGAGGTGCGGCGCGGCTATGAACAGGGCTCTATGAAGTCGCACGAGAAGCGGATCGGCCACATAATCGAGCGCAACACTGGTGACTTCTCCCTCGTTCCCAAGAAATTCCCGTTCCGTGAGGTCTATTGGGAGATCGGCTCGCCCAACAACGCCCTCCTTCGCTCACGGGGCTTTTACGATTGGCCCTGCATGACCCCGCGATGGGACGTTCAGAGCAACGATCCCTATGGGCGCAGCCCCGGCATGGACGCCCTTGGCGACATCAAGCAACTCCAGAAAGAAACTTTGCGCAAGGCGCAGGCCATAGACAAGATGGTCAACCCGCCTATGCTGGCCGATGTCCAGCTCAAGAACCAGCCGATGAGCCTGCTGCCCGGCGGGATGACCTACGTTTCGGGCCTGGGCCGGGATCGGGAGGGCGCGCGCCCGATCTACACGATCATGCCTCCCATCGCCGAGATGATGCAGGACATCCGCGAAGTTCAACAGCGGATCAAGATCACCTTCCACAACGACCTATTCACAGGCATCACCGACCTCCAGACGGTGCGGACGGCGACCGAGATAGATGCGCGGCGCGAAGAGAAGCTCGTGTTGTTGGGGCCGGTGCTCGAGAGGATTGAGTCGGCCCACGAAGGGCTGGGGAATGGGATAGATCGGGTGTGGGGCATTATGTGGCGCGGCCAGCTCCTGCCTCCACCGCCCGCCTCGCTGCGCGGCACCCCAACCAACATCCAGGTCGATTATATCTCGATGCTTGCGATGGCGCAGAAGGGCATCGCGACGGCCGGGATCGAGAAGTTGTGGGGCTTCGCCGGCAACCTCGCGGCGGTGATCCCGAACATCCTCGACAAGTTGAACCCGGATCAGACAATCGACGAGTACGCAGCGGCGCTTGGCGTCTCGCCGAAGATTGTGGTGGGCGATGAGGATGCGGCGGCAGCTCGCGAGGGGCGTGCAGCGCAGCAACAAGCGGCTCAGGCTGCCGAGATGGCCTCGACAGCGGCACAAGGGGCGAAGACGCTCTCGGAGACGGATGTGGGTGGTGGGGCGAACGCACTCCAACTGATGTTGGGTGGTGGAAATGGCTAAGACCAAATTCACTCCGGAGCGGGTCGCGGAGATGCAGGCGTTGGGGCGCTTTTTGGGCGAACCTGCCGGGCGTCGGTGGCTCTACAATCTCATGGCTGAGTGCAACGTTTGGGCAACCTTCGGTGTGTCCAACGCACTGAGCCTCGCCTTTCGCGAGGGATCACGGTTCGTGGGTCTTCGGCTGCAAGCCGAAGCCATGCAGGCAAATCACGATATGTACCTCAAGATGTTAAAGGAGATGGAAGTTGAGCGACCAGGCGCAATCGGCACCCGAGGCTTTGGCACCGACGACACCGACGACGGAGACCTCGACACCGACGCCGGAGGCTGAGGCGCCCGCTCCGTCGGTCCTTGGGACCGAGCCACCACCACCAGTCGAACCGTTCGACATCGAGAAGATCACTATACCGGAGGGGTTGTCGCGGGACGACGCCCTCTTCGGCGATTTCGCGAACATTGCGAAGGAGCACGGCTTGCCCGGCCCCGTAGCACAAAGCCTGGTCGATCTGGCCGCGAAGCAAGTCCAAGCTGCCAACCAAAAGCTTCAAGCGAGTTGGGACAAGCAGAATGCGGACTGGCAAGCGGAGGTACGGAGCGACAAGGAAATCGGGGGCGA